GCTGAATATGACTCACCCTTGGTGAATCTTCAACTGTTGTTTTCCTTCTCCACCACCATTGACAAGTTCTCTGATGTTGGAGTCGTCCCTTTGGGAAACATGTTTAAACCTGTGTGCATGCCTCAAACATCAGGTACTAAGATAAAGGACCAGGTATGGCAATACATCCGCCCTGGGTAGTACCAGATTCAGAGTACGATCCTGACGATCTGGTAGGGACCGATCTTTCGTTGGAAGGGACGTACTTCCTTAAGAAGACGAGAGACACGATCTCAACACTTGCATATCTCAACCGCAGGACACCTGTCCTTGTGGAGTACAAGGTTTTCAACAAACTGGTGGAGGCCGGTTATGACCTTGTGCCTGAGCGCGATAACAAGAGTGTGTATGAGCCTGGTAAGCTCGTGGGTCAACTAGCTCGTTATGGCAAGCGTCCTTCGACATCTGGTGTTGATCACCGTGCGTTGGAACATGCTATGCGGCTCACACTCTCCGCGTTTGGTGGGGACCGCTCGTTAGTTCCACTCCGTCTCGATGCTGGACTGCGTGAGCATGTCAAGCTCGATAAGAGTTCGGGACTTCCTTTCCTTACCTCAAAGGATGCAGCCTTTGACAAGGATCTGGATAGAGCTGTCCGCGTCTCACTCGGCTTAAGCAAGCCGCTTCCATGCGTTGCGTACCACCGTATTCAGCATGGCGAGACGGGACCGAAGACCCGACTTGTTTGGGGATTCCCGCAGTCTATGACACTGTTGGAAGCTCGGTTCGCCCCGCTTCTCATCAATCGCTTTCTCCAGTGGCGTACGCCTATGGTGTTTGGCTTGGTGAAGAGTCAGGTAGCCACAAGAATGCTTTCGATCCGTAACAGTTGGAAGAGATACTCTCTCGACTTCTCCGGTTTCGACAGCTCCATCTCTGCTGAGTGGATCAACTTCGCATTCAATGTGTTGTCGTCCCACTTCTCCATGGACGAGGAAGATCTTCCTGACTGGATCAAGGTAATCAATTACTTTATCCACACTCCAATCATGATGCCCGACACGCAAGTGTATCGTAAACATCATGGTGTTCCGAGTGGAAGTTTCTTCACGCAGATGGTTGACAGCATCGTCAATTACATGGCGATTCAGTATGCGTGGATCCGCGCGACTGGTAGAGCGGTGCCCGAGAGTAAGGTCCTCGTCCTTGGTGACGATAGTCTGGTTGGTCAATCTCAAGACTTCAGCCTGGACGAAATTCAGAGTTACATGTCTGAATTGGGTCTGAATCTCAATGCTCAGAAGACGCAAGTCACCTCTTTTGGTGAAGGCGATCCTCACTTCCTTGGGCATTACTGGCGGAACGGCTTTCCCTACCGACCATTGCAGGAGATTGCAATTCGGATGGCCTTTCCTGAGAAACCCAGTGGAATCCATGATTCCAATGAGCGTGCTGTGATTCGTTCTTTGAGTTACCTCGCTGATTCTCTCAACGCTGTGGAGCTTCTTCTTGAACTGGCGCCTCGGGTTAGTACTTTACTCGAAGAGACGTATATGAGCTTCACGAAGCATGTTGATCTTGATCGGGAAATCAAGACCGACATGAGACCTGGGATGCAAGCCCACCTGGAGGATGAAGGCATTATCCAAGCAGTTACCCCATATGCATTGGTTTCCAGTCAACCAACGCTAGGACCTTGGATGTAACCTTC